TGGGGTCTATGAAAGTAGATTGAGGAAATAGCACATTTTGGGTTATGTCTACTAAAATATACACTATTCATATAGTAAAGGCTATACGCCGATTGAATTTATTAAAGAGTATAATTAAATTTTGTCTGAAAGTATTAGATTAGGAATGTAATAACTTAAAACACAAGAAATAATTAATTATTTTTTAGGGTTATTACATTGATACATAATTTAGGTCAAATAGGTATAGCAGAGTCCGAGTAGTGTTGAATAAATTATGTATGGGATGATTGAATAATGAACTCTGCCACTCAATCATAGTTTACAAAGTGGTGGGATTGTAAACATTTAAATTGTAAGCCGAAGGGCAAAATTTTATTTCGATTTTATTTTTGATTAGATTGTATTAGTCTACAATCAAACCCTATGTGATATAGAAGTTGAACAATCTAATTTTAATTATTTTAATTTACTTTGATGTAATTAAGAGATTAATTAGCTTTTATATCTCATGACTAATAGGGTAAATTACCTATAATTAGTAGTTTAACAAACTACCTGTAACCAATACAAAAAGGTGTATATATAATCAACTTTAACCTTGAATGGCAAAGTCTATGGTTAATTTAAACTTTGTAGATTATATATGGGCATAGTTAATAATTTTTAAACTTTGCTATTAACTATGGTTTACTGAGTGGGAAGTAAACAATTATAAATCAATTGAGGATAGAACGGGCAGCTATCACACCAGAAACACAAAAAATAAAGAAATATAGGGGCTATATTAACTTTATTTTTTAAGGTTTGGTCTTTAAAGAGATGTAGGATTGCCAACCTACCAATTAATTTATATATTTTTTTGATGATATTTATAGGTTTTAACACCTGTTTTGATGAATTTTAAAGGTAATAAAAGATAATTTTATATTTGGAGATATATTTCAATTGGAAGAATTCTTGATTCTAATTTGCTCTTATAGTGTAATGGATAACACGCAGAACTACGGATTCTGTAATGTAGTTTCGAATACTACTGAGAGTATTGTAATTAAAATAAAAAATAATATCTAAGGAGATTACAAATGCCCACAATTTGCTATGCGAATACCGTAGATTATTCTTTCAACTTGCAACAAAGACCTCATCACGTTTTTAATATTCTCGCCTCCAGAGGTTGGAACGTTTATTGGGTTAACCAAACTAAAAATCCTGATAGATTTAGAACTAAAATAAATGATAATCTAACTGTATATCATGATTGGGATAAATTTGCTAATAAATTTAAAGGACAAATAGACATATATTTTAGTTCATGGTCAAATAGATGGATTGATATAGAAAAATTGCAACCGAAGCTTTCTGTCTATGATTCTCTTGATCTATTTCCTAAAAATCAATCAGAAGAACGAAATATGGTTGATAAAGCAGATGTGATATTAACAACTACAAACAATTTATATGATTTTCATAAACAACATACAGATAAACCAATGTATATGTGCGAAAATGGTTGTTTCACTCAATTTAGAAATAATACATATAATATTCCTGAAGATATGAAAAATTTACCTAAACCTTGGATTTTATTTTCTGGTGCGTTATCTATTACTCCTGACTATGGTTGGGTTGATTTAGACTTGATAGAAAAAATATCTAATAAATACACATTGATAGTTGTAGGAGATATTTGGGGTTTTAGTGAAGCAGAAAAAGAACATATAAAGAAAACTAGATTATCAAAAGTTAAATTTTTAGGATATAAAGATTATAATATTTTACAACAATATTATGCTAATTGCGATTTAAATATTTTACCATTTTTAAGAAACCAAACGGCAAATTTTAGTTTTCCGCTTAAACTGGTAGAAGGCTGTAATTTTTCTAAGCCATGCATAGCAAGCGATATACCAGTTGCAGTTGATTTTAATAATAAATATCCTAAAGCTGTATTAACTAGTAGAAATAAAGAACAGTTTATGGAAAATATAAAAATAGGATTAGAAATAAAAGATGATAAAGAAACCATAGAGCAATGTCATAGTTTAGCTGATGAACATGATTGGAATAAAAAAGTTGATATTATTGAAAAAGCAATTAATAATTTCGCAGAAAGTAAAGGTATTATACTATGATAACAATACCTGAAATTCAAAATATAATATTAAACACCAATCCACATAGTTATTATGAAACTTATATGAAATACGAAAATAACTATTGGAATAACATACCACAATGGATTATAGATTATAGCAAAAATAAAAAAATCAATAATATACTGGATATTGGTTGTGGATATGGAACTTTAGGTTTATTCACTAAATTAAATACTAATGCAAATTTATATTGTATTGATTTTATGCAATATGCAAGCAATGATTTAATAGAAAAATATAACATTAATTATAAATTAAATAATATTGAAACTGAAGAATTTCCTTGGGATATAAAGTTTGAAATCTGCAATTTCACAGAAATATTTGAACATTTAAATTGTAATTGTATAAAAACATTAACTAAAATAAAAAATTTATTAACTGATGATGGTGTAATTTTCTTTTCGACACCAAATGCTTCAACGTGGGGTAAGTTAAATCAATATAATTCATGGAAGGATATTCCTGAAATAGTTGATATATTAGAGGATAAACACATTTATCAATATTTTGAGTCAGAATTATTTGAAATATTTAAAATGGTTGGATTAAAAATTGATAAATCAAAATTGTCAAAAAGTATAAATGGATTTGACCATTTCAACATTCAATTATCAAAAGTTAAGTAAATATTAAATCAAATATAAAAATTTAATAAAAAAGTTTATTTTGGAGATCACTTCCTCGCTGAGTGATCTCTTTTTTATTTTTAGCGAGAAGAAAGCGAGTAAATGGTTTATGTTATTAACAACAGAAGTTGAAATGTACTGGACTTCTAGAATTATGAATTTTTATATTAATAAAGGATATTATTATTCTAAAATGGGAAAAATATTTTTAGTTAATGTTAATGATTTGCCTCCTAACAGTATAAAAAAAGTAGAAGTATCATGTGATATATGTGATAAAAAACTTGAAACAGATTATCAAAATTATAACAATAATATAAAAATAAATAACGGATTATACATATGTCAAAAATGTAGTAGTAAAATAAAACGGAGTAATAAAACAAAATGGAATTTGGAAAAAATGCAAAAATATTTAAATGAAAATATAAGTGGATTTAGTGTTTTAGATTTTAAGTGGGTTGAAAAATCTTATCAAAAGCAAATTTGGGCATTAATAAAATGTTCGAATAAGAATCATGATTCTTATTGGGTTTGGTGGAATAATGTATTAAGTGGAAGAATATGCAAAAAATGCTATGAAGAAAATAATAATATAACAAATTGGACAAAAGAAAATATAATCAAGTTTTATGAATCACATAATTTGAAAATTATAAATGTTAATGACTTTAAAAATAATTCAACAGGCTTATCATGTATAAATGAAGAAGGATATTTTGTTAATCCCTCAATTGCCAACTTACAAGCAGGAGAAAAACCACACTGGTTAACATATAATAAACATGCACTTGATAATGTTAGTATCTATTGTCAAAAATACAGACCTGATTACAAAATAATAAGCAGTATATATAATGGATATAATAAAAAATATAAATTCAAATATATTGGCAATTTACTTCCTGAGAATATAAATCCTTATTTTGAAACACGCTTAAGCAGTTTTTTATATCAACATGTAGAACATTCATACTTTAGTAGTTCAAAAGGTGAAAAAATAATATTAGATTTTTTGACAAATAATAATATTTTTTATTTAAATGAATTTAAATTTAAAGATTGTAAGCACATATATTCAATGCCTTTTGATTTCGCTATATTTGAAGATGAAGAAAAGACAAAATTAAAATGTTTAATTGAATACGATGGTCAACAACATTATAAACCTGTTAACTTTAATGGTATTGATGATACTAAAGCAAAGGAATTATATAAGTTAGTAGTTAAAAAAGATAATATTAAAAATGAATATTGCAATGAACAAAATATAAAATTATTAAGAATACCATATTGGGAGTTTAACAATATAAAAGTAATATTAGAACAAAATTTAATGTTAAATACAGAGAGGTGTTTTTCTTGAAAATAAATTCTCAAGCTTATTGGAATAAAAAATTTAAATCAGGTGAATGGTTTTATAATCAAGGTTTTGATCAAACTGATTATTTTGCACAAATATTGTTAGATAATTTATCCAAAGATATTATAGAAGATATAAATAAAAATAAATATTTAGTTATTGATTATGCTTGTGCAACTGGTCAATTGACTAATAAATTTAAAGAAAAGTTTCCCAGTTGTAATGTAAAAGGAATTGATATATCAGAAGAAGCAATTAAAGTTGCGACCTCTTTATTTCCTATTTTAGAATTTAAACAAGGAGAAGTAATAGATAATTGTGACATTTGTATTTGTAGTAATATATTAGAACACATCAGCAATAATATAGATATAATGAGTAAATTATTAAATAAAACAAATAAACATATGTTTATTTTAGTTCCTTATAAAGAAGATCCTCAAAATCTTATTCCAGAACACTTCCATTCATTTGATGAAAATAATTTTCCTGATTATTTTAATGGATTTAAAAAAATCTTTGAAAAGATTATTGATGTTAGAGAATCAGGATTTTGGTATGGAGATCAATTATTAATAATTTACAGTAAGGATGTGAGTAATGGATATATATGATTATTCTAGACAAATAATAAAACAAGAATTTTTCACTGAACCATATTATTCTTTTGAAGAAACAATTAGTAATATAAGAAATGCTATTAATAATAAAATTCCTTATAGTATATTACGTTTTGGAGATGCAGAATCGGTAATAGCTGGTCAAAATACAGTGTTTTCATTAGATTTTATTTCTAGAGGATGGCCTCATTTATTTGAAGACAGAAAAGGTTTTGTTCGTTTACCAAATTTTCAACTACAAGAAGAACTTTTAGAATCTATAAAAAATGCAGATATGTTAGCTATATTTGCACTAGACAAACATAATAATATGTCAAATGGATTTTGGATTAATTATCATGGTGGTTTTCAAAGACAAACACTTAGTTATTATAATTTGATGCCAGAAAAATATCTTTATACTTTTGCTAATATAGAATTAATAAAATTTCCTGAATGGTGGAGATTATTTAAAGATTATAAAACAGCTTTAGTTGGTGTCAATATGACTGAAATTGGTGAAATATTAAAACAATATGGATGTAATATTATTTACAGTGCCGATTTAAGTGATCATAATGATATAGATAAAAGAATTGAAGAAATTAAAAATGTAGATTTTGATTGGGTGTTGTGTTCCGCAGGAGCATCGGGAAAAGTTTTTATAAATAAGATTAAACAAATGGGTAAAATTGGTTTTGATTGGGGTCATGCAAATCAATATATTTTAAAACAAAAAGATAATTATGCAAATGTGACAGATAATAATATTGATATAATTTATGATGCTTTAAAAAATTCTTAATTCAAATATAATAATTAAATAGTTAAAAGACACATTTTATAGGGTTTCGGGATTTCTCCGATGCCCTATTTTAGCATGTTTCAAGGTTGGTAATTTTTGTTAATTTATATTAATATGTAAAATTTTAGAAAAGGATGTGAATAAAAAATGATATGTAAAGAATTAACTTTATATAATGCTATATCCTCTACCCCACTTACTTCAGCAGAATTTATAATACACCCAAAAGAGAAAAGTATAATTATAGATATCTCAGGCACAAATACAGCTAGAACAATTGCTTTTTATGCTAAATTTTCTAAAAATGATGCTAATCCTATATTATTTCAAGCTTCTAATGTATCTACTTTAACATTAGCTTCAGGTACTACTAGTAATAATGAGAAATGGCAATTTGATGATATTGAGGGATTGTATAGTATTTTAATTGGAGTTACTGTTTTATCTGGTGGTAATTTGACTATTAAGGCTAAAGGAATTGAATAAAGGTTATTTTAAATAATTAAAATATAAAAGTTTTTAAGTTTGAGTAGGTATGTGTATCTGATCAATACGCTTTATTCTCTATCTTCGGAGAAGTGCCTACTTTTTGTTATTTTTAGAAGGAGAAGATAAATGGAATTAATGACTGATAGATTAATATTTTTAAAAGATAAAATAGAGCAAGATTTTAAAATTTATATGAATATAAAAACATATGATATAAATTTTAAAAATAATATATATTATATTTATATATTAGATAATGAAGGTTATCAATATTATATTGTATATGATGTTTTGCGAAATGCAAAAAGAAGAAATTTAAAATTACATAAATTTTTCAGAAATAATATATATACCTTAGATAATATAAAAAACTTTTTAGTTCAAAACAATAAAGAATTTCAATTAATTTCTGCTGAATGTAATTCTGCTACAGAAAAACTTACATGGAATTGTAATATACATGAAAATTTTATAACATCTTGGAATTGTATTAAAAATGGTCAAGGATGTCCTATTTGTAGTCGAATTTCATCTTCAAATATAAGAAAAAATAATATAGATTATATTAAAACCAAATTTGAAGAAAAGAATTATATATTAATGACTGATGAATATATTAATAATGAGATACCTTTACCTTATATATGCCAAAAGCACAAAGATAAAGGTATACAATATATATCTTTTGGTAATTTAATTATGAATAAAAGATGTAAATATTGTGCTAAAGAAAGTTCTCTATTATTACAAACAAAAACTCAAGAACAATTTGAAAAAGAAATTTATTCTATTTTTATTGATAAATATAAGGTTATTGGAAAATATATAAATTCTAAGACACATGTTGAAATATATTGTAATAATTGTAACGAAAGTTTCTTTATTGCTCCTAAACACTTATTAAATGGTCATGGATGTTCAAATTGTAGTATATCAAGAGGGGAACAAAAAATTAAATCATTTTTAATTTCCAATAATATTAATTTCATTCAACAATATAAATTTGATGATTGTAAAAGTAAAAGGAAATTACCTTTTGATTTTGCCATTTTAAATGATGATAATCTATATTGTTTAATTGAATATCAAGGTATTCAACATTATAAATCTGTTGAGATTTTTGGTGGAGAAAAGCAATTTTTAGAGCAACAAAGGGTTGATAAAATTAAAAAGGATTTTTGTAATAATCAAAATATAAAATTAATCGAAATACCATATTGGGATTTTAATGAAATTAATAATATTTTATCAAAAGAGTTTGTAGAATAAAGGGAGTTGGTTTGATGTCTGAACAAATTCAAAAGAATATGCTTCGTGAAAGAGCTGTTAGAACAGATGAAGTTACAGATGAAATGTGGAATGAAGTTTTAAAAGAACATAAAGATTTAGTTAAAGAATTCTTAAACGTAAATAAACAATTAAGTCCTCAAACAGAAATTCAATATACAAGTGGTTTAAGATTATTTTTTTGGTGGGTACATATAGAATTAAATGATAAGGTATTTTATAAAATATCAAAACGTGACTTTATGAAATATTTAGGATTACTTCAAGAACGTGGATTATCTTCAAGTGCTATTTCATTTAAAAAATCTTGTGTTTCAAGTTTTAATAATTATATTGAAAATGTTGTTGCTGATGATGTAGAAGAATATAAAAATTTTAGAAATTATACAAGAGGTTTACCCTCTATTGCTAAAAATCAAGTTTACAATAAAGTAGCTATAACTGAAGATGAATATAAATTAATGCTTGAAACATTGATAGGACAAGAAAATTATTTTGGTGCAGCTTGGGTTGCTACAGCGTTTTTTGCTGGAAGTAGAAGAGCAGAAATCATACAATTCAAAACAGAAATATTAAATTACAAAATTCCTGAAGGACAAAATTATGTATTAAGTCATATTGTGAGGGGAAAAGGATTTGGTCATGATGGTAAGACTTTAAAATACATGTTGAACCTTGAAGTTCTAAAGTATTGGAAATTATGGGTAGATAAAAGAGGTTATGAAAGTGACTATATTTTTTCTGTAAAACATGATGGTAAAGTCAAACATATATCTACTACTTGGGCAAATGATTTTTGTCAAAATACATTAAGTAAAATCCTTGGAAGGCGCATTAACCCGCATTTATTCAAATCGAGTTGCATAACAAACCTATTAGAGCATGGTGTGGAATTGTCAGTAGTATCAAAATATGTGGCACAACATAATGACACATCCACTACTTCTAAATTTTATGACTTGAGAGATAATGAAGAAGAAAGAAATCAAATATTTAATTTAACTGCTAAAGATAAAATTTAATTACTTAAAATATAATAACACATCAAAATTAAGAAGTTTATTGGTTATTAACTCAAATAATTATCCAGCAACTTCTTTTTTATATATCAATTTACATTAACCAAAATAAACAAAAAAATATAGGAGGTAAAATAAATGAGCGTTAAAGACAAAATAGCAAGAGGAATGATAAGTACTGTAAAGAATGATACTGCGAACTTAGTCACGGATTACATGGCAAACATTACGAAAGATTTTTATTTACCTAGAAATCAAACAGGTATAACAACAACTGAATTAAATGCAATAAAAACAGACAGTGTATATGCAATGTATGAAGCATTATTTACAGGTTTACCTAGTGGTTATGTTACTAAAACGCTATTAGGTAAAGATGCATCTAATACACTAGACATATTTAAATACGATATTAATCCAGGAAAACCTACAAAGACAATCGTTGTTGCAACTGGCGTACATCCTGAAAGACATGCTATTTATGGTTTTTATTTGTTTATGAAAGAACTTATAGAACATTGGCAGGATAGTAGTGTATTGACATATATACGCTTTAATGTAAGAATTATTTTTATACCTGTTGCTAATCCTTATGCTCTTAATAATGGACAACGTGGAAATTTTACAGGTGTTGATATAAACCGAAATTGTGGCCCTGAATCAACTTGGAATGCATTTGTACCAACTGAAAATTATCCTAATGGGTTCGACTATAAAGGAGCAAGTTGGTTTAGCGAAGTCGAATCACAATATATCAGAGATACATTATTAGCATTTCCTTATGCATGTATGTTACTCACTCCTCATGCAGGGCCGTGGGAAAATGGACAAGAGGTAAATTCACCATTTTTGTTAAGCTTGGTAACCAATACTAAATATAGACAAAAAGTAGAAAGGTATACTACATTTGTAGGTAACTATCTTCAGTCTAAATATAATGGTGATCAATATATTATATCAGAAAGTGTTAATCCAACTACGGGATATTATGCAAATTCAATAGGGATACCAAGTTTTACTCCTGAGTGGAATACGGCAACAGTTCAACACGGATCTGGATTTAATGATGCTATTGCGAATAGGATTGTGGATTGGTTTGGAAATTTATTAACACGATTTGTTTTAGAACCTAATACACCAGCGGTATATAACTGGTATTATAATACTGGTTTATCTGATGTAAGTTGGAATAATGTGGCATCTGGTTCAGCTACTGCTTTAGTAGAAGTATCTAAATTAGCTTTTGAAATAAATGCACCATATGAAGGTTTAGCGTTATTAGAAATACAATGTGTTTGTCAAGCTACTCCATTGGATGCTCAAAAAATAACTCTAGCACCATTATTATATCAAGAAGCTAGTACTCCATTACAATCACAATTAAACGCATGGGCATTAAGATCTAATGCATATCAAACAATTGATCTTACTGCTGATAGAACTCAATTTACTTTATTTACTCAATTGCCAATCAGATTAAGTACAGTGAAAATTCATGCAGGAATTATGGCTGGAGTTTCAGCAGGATCAGCTATAATGTCTAGATTTAGAGCTAGATTAATTTTTCTTCCTGGAAATGTTGATCCTAATTTTAAGACATATGATTATACATCTGGAGTGGCAGTGGAAATTTAAGTTGGTTTAAGGAGTAATTTTAATAATGTATAAAAAGCAAAATGAAATTTGTGATCATTGTAAAAATCAAATTAAAGAAGTTGAATATATGCATGGATTTGTATTCGACTTTTTCTTTTGCCCATATTGCAAAAAAGAAAATAAAAGAAATTAGTTTGCATAATGAACATTTAAAGATAATTGTGAGGTTATTAATTTAACCTCTTTTATTATTACAGTTAATATAATTAAAATATAATAATTTACATTACATTTCCACAAACCAAATAAAAAATTACTTTTATTGGGCATTTTTGTAAACATATGACTATATTTATATTCTATTATTTGGAAATTTATATAGTCTTATGTTTATATTTTTATGTATTTATTACCAGTGTTTGACAATTATTATCATTTTCTAATTTTACCTCTTCCCTACCCTATTTTGAAATTAAAAATTACAATTAAGTTTAATAATTAAAATATAAAAATATTTAATAAAAGGAGAATATCTTATGGCTACTAAAAAAATAAATAAATTAAACTCAGGTATTATTACCTCTTTACATGCTTTAAAATTTACTCAAAAGAAAATAATTATAGACATTTACAATAAAGATTACGAAGTTCTTTTAGATGAAAAATTCAGCATAGTTAAATTACAAACATTAATGTGTGAATTTATAGAAAATTTTAAATATTTGCAAGATGCTAGTTATGGAGTAAAAATCAATTATTATATGTTTTTGATTATTAAATATTTTTCTGATATAGATATTACAAAAACAGAAAGTTTTGAAGATCAGATTAAAGCATTAAATGCATTTATTGATTTAGAAATATTTGAAAAAATATCAAACGCTTTTCAGCCAGAAGAAGTAACTAAAGCATTTGAATTTATAAAAAAGTTTGCTGATAGAGTTGAACAGTTTGTAAAAGAAAATAAAAATGTAGATGAAATTAAGGAAATATTAAAAGATGAAATTAATAAATCAGAAAATATAGATTAGTATTTGGAGTTGATTTAAATGGCTAATTATCAAATAAAAAATTGGAATGACTTAAATGTAGTATTACAAAAAGTAGTTGCAGAAGCAATGGAAGAAACAGTTGCACAAGATGTAAAAAAAATGGAATCAGAAAATGTTGAAGAATTTGTTTATAGTGCTTATGATCCCACTATATATGAACGCAGAATGAATAATGGTGGATTATCTGATATAAAAAATATGTCTCATGTAGTTAATGTAAATGGAAATTCTGTTGAATTAACAGTAGAAAATAATACAATGAGTAATAATGAATTTTTACCTATTAATGAATATCCACATAAAATAGCAAATGAAGTTGAATTTGGTTATGGATATAATTATATGAATATGGAAGAAAGAGCTTTTCAAAGAGAGATAATTAATGAATTAAAGTATGGTAAAGCAAAAACTTTATTATTAAAAGGTTTAAAGAAAAAAGGAATTAAAGCTAAATAATAATTTAAATATAGTTATGAGTAGATTTTATTAATCTACTCTTTTATTTTGAAAATAATTTTAAAATTTAAATATAAGTTTCACATAGAGAAGGGTATCTCCTTCTCTGTTTTATTTCAACAAAGAAGGAGATGAATAAATTTGGCAGATAATATAAATATCGTTCTTCGTGCAATTATAGATGCAAATACAAAAGATATAAATGCACAAATAGCTACATTATCCACAAAAGTAGATAAACTAAAAATAAAATTAGATTTAGATACTGATGGCTTAAAAAATATACAAAATATTATGCAAGACATTAAAAAATTAATGACTTTTAATAATTCTAAATTTAAATTATTTGATGGTGAACAAATTAAAAAAGATGGTATTAAAGTATATGATACTCTAGAAAGCATAGAAAAAAAATATAAAAAATTAGGACAGCCAATTACATATACAGACAAAACTTTTGATACTATTACAAAAGAATTGACTGGATTTACAATGCAAGTTGAAAAAGCTGATGGAGTAATTGAAAAATTAAAATATAGTTTAATTAATATATCTAACGGAACAGACATCTCTAAAGGTTTTGTTTTACAAGGAATGAACCAAATTGATAAAACTGCTCAAATTCAAGAAAAAGCATTACGAGAAACACAAAGAATAAAACTTAAAATACAACAAGAAGAAGAAAAAGCATCAACTCGCCGTATGAATTTATTACATAAAGAAGCTTTAGCAATGAATAAAGTTTTTGATAAAAATAAGATATCAGGTTCTACTACTAATACTAATGCCAGTTCATCTGCTATAATATCTCAAATTAGTTCTATTGATAAATTAATTTTAAGATATAAAGCTGCGCAAATGTCAATAGATGAATTTCTTAAATATGGAAATAAAATAGTAGCATCTGATAATTTTAGAAATAAATCATTAGAACAACAAGCTAAATTAATTCAAGCATTAGAAGGTGCAGAAAGAAAACTTATTCAAACTAGAACACAAGCTTCAAATGTTGGAGAACGTCAAGCTAAATTAAGTACACAGGAAAATATGAAAATGCTTAATGAAGCTTATGCTATGAATCGTGCATTTGATGCAGAAAAACAAAGAACATTTAATTTAGGTACAAATTTAACTGGTAAGACTAGCGGATTTACTGGAGCAGATAAAGGTTCTGTTGAAAAATATGCAAAAGAAATTTATGGTGCAGATGCTGCGGTTATTAAATTCAATCAAACATTAGATAAAAATGGCAAATTAGTTTCAGAAGCAACAGTTAAGGTTAATAAAAATGCTAAAGAATATAGTGAATATAAATTAAAAGTTGACCAAGCTTCACAATCTATTAATCAGTTTGGTGGATCTACTGATAAAAAAAAAGATTTAGGAATGTTTGATCAATTTAAAGTAGCTATGGAAAAATTCCCCATATGGATAGTTGCTAGTACTTTATTTATGCAAAGTATCAATGCTGTTAGAGATGGTTTAAAATATGTTTTGGATATGGATACGGCATTAACCAATTTGTCAAAAGTTACAACATTATCATCTGAACAATTAGATGAAATGCGTGTAGTTGCTGTTAATTTAGGTGGAGATTTAGCACGTTCAAGTACTGAAATTATGAAATCTATGGCTGAATTTGGTCGTGTATTTAAAGATACAGAATCTATAAAAGAACTCACAACCCGAGCCGTAATGATGTCTAATGTCACTACACTTTCAGCAGATGAATCAGCTAAAGCATTGAATACAACAATGATTACATTCAAGAAAAATGTTGGAGATGCTTCACATATTCTTGATTCATTTAATGAAATTCAAAATAATTTCCGTAAACTTAATTTGTGCGGAATTGATGGCATAATACATAATCCATCATGAGTAAATCTATTCTGATATACGGCAGAAGTCCAGAGATGGATGATGCCTTCCAAGCGTAATGGTAGGAACAACGACTGAGCGAATAGATTGCATTTAAAATGCAAATGCAACAGTCTGAACATCACGATATAATCTAAAAACGAAACGTGAGAGAAATGGTCAAGTGTAACCAGACACTTATTTGAAAAATAAAATTTATTAAAAATTTCAAAATAGAAGAACCATTTCCGCTTATATTCATAATATAAGTCATGTCTAATATGCATGTTAGACTAAAGTAACAGAATGACAAGTGCAGAAGATCTTGCAGCTTCAATCGGTAAAATCGGAGCTGCTGCCGTACAAGCTGGAATTTCAATGGAACAGCTCGAAGGCTACACCACAGCAATAGTAAGTGCTACGGGCATAGATGGCTCAGAGACGGGCACGGCACTAAAAGGAGTAATCAGCAGGGTATTTAGAATCGGATCTGAAGGAGAATCTGATGCTGGTAAATCTGAAAAAGCTTTAAATCAATTAGGTATTGCTGTTAGAAAAAATGCAAATGAGTTTAGGGACTTTGATTCAATATTGAAAGATTTGCAGAGTAAATGGGATAATTTAACAAATGTTCAGAAATCTAATATTGCACAAGTTTTAGCGGGTAAACATAAGCTGCCCGAAGATGTAGTAATACATCCGTAGAACTTTTCAAATTGCGGGAAACCCCTTAGAGCCTAATAAACTACAACGGAAGGATGAAATATACCTAAACGTGAATGTGGCTTGACCATAAAAATTATTAGGATTGGGCAACCATCGCAGCCAAGTCTCGAATAGAGAAAGGTTCAACGACTATACGGAAAGATAGATATTATTTATTATGTTTAATGTAATAAATAATCTATAAGATATAGTCTGAACTATATGGAAACATATAGAGAAGTGGTCAAGTGTAAAAACACTTTAAAGAAGAACCATTTCCACTATTTGAAAAAATAGTCAGTAGCTTATTTTATAATAAGTGAAAGTAACAGATTGACATGGCACTATTCAAAATTTATTGCCTTGATGGACAACTTTGACATTGCAACATCAGCTACAGAAAAAGCTTTAAATAGTCAAGGATCAGCATTAAAAGAAAATCAAAAATATATTGAAAGTTTAGAAGGAAGATTAAATATTTTAAAACTTGCCTTTGAAGGAGCATATTCAAAAATATTTAATTCTAATACTTTAAAAGGTTTTATAGACAGTATATCAAAATTGGTCAAAGTATTTGGAAGTATTCCAGGAATTGTAGGACTAGCAACTACCGCTTTACTTCTATTTAAAGGCAAAGCTATTACAAGTGGAATTGTGGCTATTGTTAGTTATATTTCAACCCTTGCTACCTTAGCTTTGACTGAAGGTGTTGTTAGAACTGCGACAATGGAATTATCATTAGCTTTCAATACTCTTAAAGCAGCATTTTTATCAAATCCTATAGGAATTTTAGCAGTAGCTTTAACTAGTATAATTGGAATAATGGCTTTATTTGCAGATTCTACGGATAAAGCAGCAAGTGCTTTAGCTAAACTAGATGAACAAATTTCTGCAATTAAAGAACAACAAAGTACTTTAAAAAATTTAGCTTCTACATATGAAACATTGTCAATTAAAACATCTTTATCTTCTGATGAACATAAAGAACTTTTTGATGTTCAAAATGATATTGCAAAATTAGCACCATCTTTGGTTGGATATTATGACTCTGAAGGAAATGCAATTTTAAAAACAAAAGATGAGTTAGATAAATATATTGAATCTTTAAAAACAGAACAAGCTATCAAAGAAGGTCAAAAAAGAGATACTTATATATCACAACTGGAAGATGAACAAAAAAGTATCAAAGAAATTAATCGCCAAATAGAAATTGAAAAAAAAACTATTGAAACAATTAATTCTACAGTTCGTGATAATGGTCAAGTTTGGATTGATAATTATAAGATTTATAAAAAACATGGTTCTTATATTGGTGATAACACTATAGGTATTCAGCAAGATAAGGCATTAGAAATAGTTAATAAAAGAATAGATTCATTTAATAATCAATTAAAAGATAGTTTTGATACAATGCAAAACTTAAAGAATCAGATTAAACAAGGTATTCCTGAGTTTACAACTTTAAGTGGAATAAGCAAACAAATAGCAGATAATTTAGCCATTAATGTAGATCAACAGTTTAAAAATTTAAATTCTGATAATGTAAAAGATTATACAAATGCTATCAAAGATATTGGAATTACTTTAAAAGATAATAAAATTGATGAACAATTTAATGAATATACTAAATTGACAGATGCTTATCAGAATAATAAACTTTCTATTGAAGAAATGACTAAAGCTTATGATTCTTTAAAGAAATCTTTATCAGGTGTAGGAGTTAATTCTAAAGATCAACAAAAGTTTTTACAATTACCAGATCCAAGTGCAATTGAATTTATTATAGAAAAGACCGAAGAATTAGATAGTGCATATAAAGATATTACTTCTGATATTGGAAATTTAAATCAAACAATAAGTGATTTAAATGAAGGAGAATCTTTAAATGATAAAACTTTAGAAGAGTTAATTTTAAAATATCCAGAACTACAAAAATATTTAGTAAAAACAGCAGAAGGATATACATTAGAAAAATCGGCTATAGATATTCTAAATGAAGCAAGAGGTATTGAGGTTAAGTATGCTTTAGCTGCACAAGCTGGAATAACTAAGGCTGTATTTGATCAACTTACAATAAGATTAGATAATTATGATATAGAAATTCAAGCTATAGAAAGTCTACAAGATGCCTATAAAGCCATGATGCCCTATATGGCTTCTGGAGCAAGTAATGAAATAGTTAAAGCTACATTGCAATATGGTGATGCAATGGAAAAGCTACAGGGTTTGAAAAAACTTTTATCAGATCCTAATTATGGAGTTTCTACCACTAAAAAGAAAGATGCAGATCCTGCACCTATCCCCTATCAAGATTTATCAGCAGAATTTGTTAAAGCCTACAACGCTCAAGCTGAACTTGATGAAGGTCTTGCTAAATCACTAGAAAAGCAAATTAAAATAGCAGATTCAGCCAAAGATTACAATAAAGAAATTAACTTAACAAATAAACTTATTGATATTCGCAAAAAGAAAATAACAGATTTAGAATCATCTAATAAAAAAATAACTTCAGATGCAGATAGAGTTCGTTCAACCACTAATCGCGATACCACTAAATGGTTTGATCCAAATGGTTTTGAAACAAGCACTTATCTTAATTTAATTAAATCGTTTGAAGGCAAAACTGATAATGCTTCTAAAAGAGAACTGGATAATATCAAGAGAATATTCGAGGCTCTTAAAAATCTTAAACAAGGTTATCTAGCTAATAATGAAGAAATTTCAAATCAAATTGATTTAATTGATGAACAGAGACAAAACATTAAGAAACTTAATGAAGAAAAATTAAAATTATTCGAAGACACCGAAAATCAAATAATGGATTTGTTAAAGAAATCTCATCAAAAAGAATTAGATGGTCTTGAAAAATCATTGAATAAATATAAGAAGTTCATTGATGAAAAGAAAAAAATAAATGATGAATACTATGATGATCTTGATTACAAAGAAAAAGTTGCTGAAGATAGTCAAAATATTTTACTTTCTCAGAATGAAATTAATAAATATACTCCAGCAGCACTTAGTGGTGATTTAGAAGCTATTGCTAAAATTAAAGAATTAAAAGAACAGCAAGCTGAAGATGAAAAGAATCTTGCTAAAACTCAAAGAGATTACGAAAAAGATTTACGTAATAAAAATCTTGATGATAACTTAGATTCCTTCGAAACTTTCATAGATTCACAAAAACAAATTCAAGAGGATGCTTTAAAAGATTCAGCTTTAAAACTTGAAGCGCAAAATATATTAACTGGTAAAACATTAGAAAAAGTTCAAAATGCTATAGTAAATTTATTTACAGTTACATCAGAAAATGCTACCACGGCAGGATTGGTTATTCAAAATAATCTAATTGATAATTTAACAAAAGTGCTAGATATTTATAAAGAATTAGATAAATTAACAGGTGGTTCTTTAAATAGTTCTATTCTTCCTAGCAAACAAGGTATAGTGTTAAAAAATTCAATAGGTAGTAGATTAAATATGGCTAAAGCAACTACTAATTTAATACCAAACTTATCTACACCTACTCCTAAATTGCAACCTACAGGAACTGGTGGGGTTGTTTTAAATTTTAAAGTAGATACTGTAACAAAAGAATCTTTGCCAGGATTAAAGAATACAATTGGAGATGCTTTAAAGGTACTTAGAAATGAAATGTATAACAAAGGACAGAGGTAGGATTTTATTATCTACCTCTCCCCTATTTTAAATATTAAGGTGGTGATATTATTGAGTTTTTCAAGTTTAGGATTTAGTTTTGATGGAATACATTCTTCATCTTTTGATAATATAAGTGTTGTACGTATTGATTCTGGTATGTTCCCCACTCCAATAGGTGGTGCTAAAGAAATTAAATCTGACAAAGTAGCATATCGAGATCGCACTTACCACTATAGAACAGATTTAACAGCAATGGAATTTTCAATTATTATTTCTCCTTTAGAACTTACATGGACAAACGATTATAGATATCAAGTATTTAAATGGTTGGGTTCCAGAGAACCAAAAGAATTTAAAACAGATGATCATACTGGAAAATTATGCTACTGTGTTTGTGTAAATGCAATGGAATTAGTTACTAACTGTACACAAGGTTATATTGAATTACAATTTGAAGCTACAACTCCATATTGGTTAACTGAAGTTAAAACATTAATTAAAGATTGCACTCTGGCAAATGCTAGTACTCCTATCTCGTTTGATATATATAATGAATCAAATGTATTACATCCTAAATATTCACATGACTATTATTACTTTCCAAAACTTTATATAGATTTACAAAGTAATGCAACAAATGTAAAACTAATTAATACATCAGATGGTAATAGAGAATTTAATTTTACTGGATTAACAGCTAATGAAAGTATTTATATAGATAATGAATTACCACAAATTGAAACAGATTCAGGAGAAATAGTATTAACTAAATTTAATAAACATTGGTTTAGATTAACTTATGGACAAAATATAATAACATGTCACTATCCTTGTAAGCTTAAATTTGTTTGTCAATATCCAATATACAATTAAAATATAATAAAGTTAGGTGATAAAATGGCACTTGGAATTTTAGAAAATTTATATAGAGAATATGAATTAATACTTTGCAATACTGATAAAACACAACTATCATTTATAGATTTTACAGATTTAAACTATAATACAAGATATGATACAGTGGATGAATTGGATTTTGAAGTATCTTATTATCAAAATGGACATAAAAAAGAAATAGATAAAAATTTTGATTTAATTAAATCGGGTTATTTAATATTAATGAATATTAAACATAATGATACAATTATAAAAAGTCAATATTTTACAATAACATCAATTAGTCCAACTGAAAATGATGGTATTTTTAAAAAGAAAGCATCTTGTAAATCATTAGAATATATTATATTTAGTAGAAAATTACTTAGAGGATATAAAGATCAAGGTAGTCAGCTTTTGTATGATTCAGTTGGAACTAATGGAATAATTAATTATATGTTGACATCTATTTTTAATACTTGGACTATTGGAACAATAGATTCAAAATATAATAATATATATCATATATTTGACTTTGATAAAAATACATATTTAGATGTATTTTATGAATTAGAAAAAAAGTTTAATTGTAAAATAACTTTCGATACAATAAATAATAAAATAAATATATCAGATCCTAGCACAAATATAAACACAGGTTTAATTTTGTCAGATACGAATTATGTTAAAAGTTTATCTTCAGAAGATAAATTAGATTTATTAGTTACAAGATTATTTGTTTATGGTAAAGATAATATCTCTATTATAAAATATAATCCTACTGGAAGATTATACATTGAAGATTATAGTTTTTTTATAACCAATGGATTTTTCTCCTCTTCCCTGTCTTCGGCATGGACTAATTATACTAATTTAATTACAAGTGTTAGTGGTAATTTCACCACATATATTAATCAATTGGAAGGTTATGAGTCTTCATTATTGACAAAAGAAAATGAATTAATTGGGTTGAATGCACAATTAAAAGTTATTGAAGATAACATGGATGCCCAAAAGAATTCTACATATAAAAATAATGCTACATACGATGCCCTATATACATTACAACAAAACAAAAAAAATGAAATAAGTAGCAAACAATCTGAAATAAATGCTTTGGAATCAAATATTACAGGTGTTAATGCAAATATAACATCTTTACAAAATGCTCTTAGTTATACTAATAATTTTACTTCCGCTCAATTAGAAGAATTAACTTTATATATATATGAAGATTCGTTAGAATTAAACAGTGTTACAGATGAAGAGTTATTATATGGATATGCAGTTGAATATTTAGCCTTAAAAGCTAAATTACCTATATCAGTAGAAGTTGATAGCATAGATATTTTTGATGTCAAAGAAGCACAATTTGATTGGAATAAAGTACAAACAGGAAATTTTGCAAATATTAATTGTCCTGAACTTGGATATGACTACTACCCTATTCGTTTAATATCTATGAGTCACAATCCATTCAGCAACAGTTTATCATTAAGTTTTTCTAATACAAATGATTTAAATGTAGAATTAAATGATTTAGAAAAAATGTGGACTAAAGGTAATCAAGCAGCTAATACAGTAGTTGTAAATAAAGATGATTATGGAAAATATGCACAAGATAAAACTGACATTTTATTTACTGGTGATCAAATTGATACAGATGAAAATGAGATAGTCGCAGGAAATAGTTTGATTAATCGTAGAGGGTTTATTGGTTCAGATATAGGTTCATATGGAGCAATGCAACTTTTAAATGATAAGATTATTTTTTCAAAAGATAATTGGAGTACATTTTTCACATTATTATCTGGTAAAGGTTTATATCTGGAAACAGAAAATGGATTATCAAGAATAGTTTTAACTCCAGAATCAGTTGCAGGAAAAGGTGGATTTCAGATTGATAAATGGAATACTGTTTCTGAGGATTGGGATAATATTCTATATATTGATTCTGTAACTGGTAATTATCATGTTGATAATGGATTTATTGAATTGAATTCTCCTTATAACCAAATAAAGATTGATCCTGCTGTTGGTATAATAGTTTATAATACTGTTGCTGATCCTGCTGTAGAAGTGTTTAAGCTGGATACTAATGGAAATGTATTTATGCAAGATGCTACAGTCCAAGGTATATTTAAAACTGGAACTACTGGTCAAGCTAGAATTGAAATTGATGCAAATGGATTGAAAAGTTATAATACAAGTAATAAAAAACATGGTTTATTTATTAATCCAGGAGCTTTCGTAGATTTAAAATTATATCGTTTAGATTCAGAATTTTTTACTATTTACGATGGTGATGGAATTTCAGTAATTTTTCAATTTGAAACCAATCCAAAATTAGCTATTAATTCTACTGGTGGATATGGATATGATACTTGGAATTTTAATGCTTTACAGCAAGGAGGAGTAACTGTAGCAACACAAACATGGGTAAATGGTTTAGGATTTTTAACTGGAAATGGAGTAAATGGAAGTTTTACAACTGCTGATGGAAAAACAGTTACTGTATCGAATGGATTAATTACAAATATAGTTTAATAATTAAAATATAATAATGATTGACTTTTTGTTTTAAGTGTTGTATCATTATATTTATAAATTAATAAATCTTTTCAGTACATAAAAAATTGGTTATAATTGTACCGTGGAGGTTTATATAAATGGTTAAAAATAGATTAAAAGAAATTATAGAATCTAGAGGATTAAAACAAAATTGGTTAGCTACTCAGGTTAATATTAGTAATAAAACATTAGGTAATATAGTTTCAAACAAATATAACACAAGTTTAGAAGTTGCATTAAGAATTGCAGAAATCTTAAATTTGAAAATAGAAGATATATTTAAACTAATCAAAGAAGAAAAATAATTCTTAAAATTTAAATATTATTTTCTCATTTAGTCTTGACATACAAGATTTATTCTTTTATAATTAATTTTGTACTGAATTTACAAATAATTATTTAAGGAGTGATTTATTATGTCAAAATGTGTTAATGATGATTTAAAATTTGAGTTAAGCTTACTTGAAGATTTAAATCGAAGAAAATCGAACCTACTTTATAAGTTAAATGAAGATGTATCTTCTACCTTATCATGTTTAAACTATGTGAAATTATTTTACCTAGCAATCCTAAATTAGCAATTGAAAGAATTATTAATTATTCAAATGAAAATAATCTAATACGTAACAAAATTTATAATGAAATTTATCAAGAACTTCAATTAATGGGGTTTAATGATGTTTTATTTTATCAACCAATTACTTCTATTCTTTGTGAAAATTTTAAGTATTATGAAAAAGCTATTTTGAGCGAAATGAAAGATTTATATATTCAAATGCCTAATATAGATATTGATGAATTATTTATTAATTCAGTAAAGGAGGCATTTGAATATGAATGATTTAATTGTTAGAGAAGTAAATTTTTACGGAGATAGTTTATTAGTAGTTAAAAAGGATAATAAGATTCATGTTGGTGTTTCTTATATATGCAATGGTATAGGTTTAACAAGGAAAAAAGCTGATTATGAGATTGAACGAATTCAAAATGATATAGTTTTAAAGAAGGGTTCCCAAAAAATTAGTGTACCTTCTAATGGAGGATTACAAGATAGTATTTGTATCGAATTAGATTATTTACCCTTATGGTTAGCTAAAATTAATGTAAATATAATACGAAATGAAGATGCTAGAAATAAATTGATAAAATATCAGTTAAAAGTTAAGGATGTTTTATCAGAAGCATTTATAGAAAATAAAGTATTTGAAATACCAAAAACATATTCAGAAACTTTAAAATTAGCATCTTCATTAGCTGAACAAGCAGAAAAATATCAATTATTAATGTCAACAATAAATGCTAAAGATATGGATGAAGTTGTTAATATATTAAAAATACCAAATTTCGGAAGAAATAAAATGTTTAAATGGTTAAGACAAAAATCTATATTAATGGATGGTGTAAGAAAAAATATTCCTTATGCTCAATATTCGAAATTTTTCGAAGTTATTGAAGTTATTTGTGGAAGAGAATCTAAGAGTAAAACATTAGTAAAACCTGAAGGAATTGATTTTATTTTAAAACTTATAGAAAAAGAAAAAAGACTGTTAGAGGCAGTCAATTAAAATATTATCAACACTTATATATATATTATACATATAAAAGACTGCTGTTACGAGTAGTCTTTTATAATTTTTTAATTTTATTGTGATAATTTTGTTATTTTGGGTAAAATTATGTCTATATAATAATCACTATTGGCATAAGTTCCATTTTGAAATAGTATACAAGGTATATTATCAAAAACTATTTCTTCAGTTTTTACATTTTGTGCAATAAGTTTATTTATATTTAGTTTATAAGTAAATAAAAAAATTGAGGGATATTTGTCTTGAATATCTCTTGTTTTAATATATATAATATTATCTTGTTTTATAGCTCTAAAATCTGCTCCATTAATATTATAAATAAATTCTCCTGAAATAGATGGTCGTAATGATACTTCAGGTGGTTTTGGTGTTGGTATAGATATATTATTAGTAACTTGTATTATAGATGTAGTTGCTATAGGGGTTGGAGTAATATTTTCTATTTCACCAACATAAATTATTTTATCTTTAAACTCAACATTTGTATCAACCAAACCAGCCATATCCCTTAATTTTAAATAAGTTGATCCATTGATATTATATCCTTCAACATTAACCTCCTTTCCATCTTTTATTACTGGAAATGGATTTGGGTTTGTTACAATATTTGTAGCCACAACAAAAGATGTTGAACTTATCATTATACCAAATATAAACATTACTATACTTTGTTTATTTATCCACTTTTTCATAACTTTTACCTCCTATTTTATATTACTATAATTATAAACAATTTTTAAAAAAATATCCACTATTCCTTAATAACATTATAACATGATTAAAATATAATAACAAGAGATATTTTAAATTTAATATAAATAATTTTCCTCCAAAGGATGTGATTTAATAAATGGCAATTCAAGATACAAATAATTCATATGAAATTGAACTTAATAGAGATCAGCAAGGTAATCCAATTACAGTTGCCATATATGATGAGCCTCATACTATATATGATTCACAAATTATTCTAGCACAAATACCCAGTGAATCAGCAATTTATAGAGTTCTTATCACTGGTAAAACTGAAATAAATATAAACGAGGAAATAACACTAGTCACTCAATTCAAAGTTGATTATAAAAACGGAGTTGTCTATTTTCATTCAGGACTTGAAGGTAATGCTGTAACTGTACATCTCTATTATGGCAGAGGAATTAAATTATTATATGATACAAGAGTTAAAATTACATCTAATCAAGATTTTAATTCAACAACATTGCATGATTTAATTGATGAAATAGCAACAGATTATAGAACAACAGAATTTATTACAGATATTCAAACCACAAAAGCACAAAATGTTCAAGTTATTATTGCCAATGAAGGTGTAACAAT